CTTCCGATTGGTTTGAAAACGTGCCAGCTGCTGATGACATAGAAGTACAATTTATTATTAACGGCACAATGCTTACGTTAAACGGCCAATATTACATAGTAGTAAACATTCACGATAGTCTTAACCCAGATGAAGTTACATCACACATATCGCCGCTTTTAACAGCTACTTACACGCCGCCTGCAATACCAACTATTACAGGTTATCTTAGCACCTACAATACAGAATATAGCGGTAACGAATTAACAATAGCACCGCACCAACGTATTAAGGCGCGTTTAGCAATTGATAAAGCAAGCTATGTAACCGCGTTAAATGCTATTGGTTTAGTAGGTACTTTTGATGCGAGTGTAGCGGGCATTATTTGCAGGCTTACAAATGTGCCGGGCGTTGTTAACCAAGTGCAGGGCTTTATACCAGCAGCGCCGCCAATTACAACGGCTGATATGACAATAGTAACTAATGATGCAACCGATTTAGTTTTAGATTGCATTTTTAGAATAGCTGAAGAATACGCGGGTACATCAACTGAAATAACGTGGACTGTTAGTCTAAATCAGGTGACTACAATTGCAGGTATAACTCAATTAACGCAAATAGATTTTGTTCAAAAATTAGATGTTGATGTTTTTGAAAATGATGCGATTAGCCCTAACTTATTAAGCATTAAATTTTATGATTTAGCCGATTATATTGTAGGTATCAAAACTGAAATAATTGATATTTGCGATGCTGACCAAATAATAGCACAAGTAGAAAAAGACCCATCATTTTCAGGTTCGATAAATTTTATAGCTACTATTTACCCTGCAAGCGAAACGGGCGATACTAATAATAATGCCATTGAAGAAGAATCAAGCTGGGCGCCAATTGTAGTACAAATGCAACAGTTAACAAGCGCTAAACTTGCTGATGTTGACGCATCATTTGCGCCATCTAATGAAGCTATTTTTAAAATAAACGTGCAGCAATTAACGCAAGGTCAGCGTTATTGGGTAACAGGTATTGCATATCAGCAAGTGCCCGATTATTGCCCTATTGGCTTAGTTGCATTAACAAGTACATCAACTTATAGAACTGTTGGCGTTTTACCTTTGTGGACTATAACAGGTAATCCAACGGCGGTAATAGCTGAAATATTAGCGCACCCCGATTATGTAGGCGGTTTAAATATTGTTCAAAATAACTTTGTAGATAATGCAAATAGCCCCATTGGCGTTTTAAGTTACGCGGGCAATATAGTAACTGCTATAAAGATTAGCGATACAATTCCAGTTGCTTATTATAGGTTTATTGTTGATGCTGACTTCGACCCGGGTACAGGGCCGCACACAATAAGACACGAAATTTTAATGTCAGTTCCAATACCTGCGCCAAGTTTAATACCTATTGTAACTTTTGACAATAACTATAAATGTAGCGATTTAGGATAAAATTTTTTAATTTAATTTTTATTTGTATCTTTGCGAATATATGTTAGTAAATTATCCTGTTACATATACGCCCGAAATTAGTAGGACATATTCTTTTAGGCAGCCTGTACCGATTCGGTATACGTGCCCTGTTTTGCCGCCTAATTTTATGCAAAACGAAACTGATGCGTGGAACTGTAATTTGTGCGGCTCTGATTTACCGTTTTATATTCCGTATGTTGAGGGCGATGTAATACCATTTCAAACACAGGTTACTGATAATTATAATCAGCCTAATAGCGTTTTAGTAGCAGGCTTTCAAACAAGTACAAGTACATCGCATTATGTTGTAGTTAGCTTATATGATTGTTGCGGTAACTTAGTATCTGAATTTATTGATGATTTTTCAGATAGTTACCACGTAGGTCAAAGCCTTTCAACGGGTAGCATTCAAACGTGGTTTGTTAATACAGGTTTGTTCCCTGCTGATTTGGATTGCTTTAGATTGTACATTAAATATTACAAAATAAATCAGATAAGTTTAGAACCTGAAATAGATAAAAAACTTTGGACAGAATATTATAAAAAGGTAGAAGGCTGCGGCAACTTAAACGACACTTCACTAATTTATAGTACTTATGCAAATTATGATTGCAACGGTAATTATTACGGAACTTTGACTAACTATTTAGGTTCTAATAATACACCGTTTTACAATTCGCTTCGTATCTTTGGAACTGTTGAGTTCTTTGGCGATACTGAAGCGATAACAGAAAATGACAGAAATGTAGTTATTAGTAAAGATATAACAGAAAATTACGGTATTATTTCGGGCGCTGTGCCACCGTTTTACATTAAGTTACTACAACAAGCTGTGAGGGGCAATTACGTAACTGTTGAAGCGGTGCAATATCAAAATTTTAGATATGATTCTAAACCCGAAGATAACCGAATGTTTTTGTTAGATTTGACATTTGACAAAAGATGTCGTTTAGATAACAAACAGTGTAGATGAGGTCGTATTCATTTACAAATATTTTAAAAACAAAAAACATGAATAATATTTCTTTCATAAATGGGTTTTTGGGCGCGTTCGGCGTTTGCCCGCCTTGCATAGATGAGGATAACGCCCCTAACTATCTTTGCGACCCGTGCGATTCAACTGTATATTCAGGTGGTATCGCTGGTTGGTTTGCAAAAAAATGTAACTACGAATTTGACGATATTACAGATTCTACTGAGTGGGAAACTGCAATAGCTAACAAAGACGTTTTTGGTCGCGTAAACGGTAGCCGTATTAGCGGTGGTTTGCCTGCACCTGAATTTACTACTAAAAAACGCGGTAGTTGCGGTCAAGAAGAAGTAGTAAAACAATCGCGCGTTGTTTCACTTACCGATGCTGAAAATGACCTAACTTTTACTATTGATGCGCTTTATAATTTTCTTTCAAATCCTGCTAAAGCTGCTGGTTATGAATTTGGTTTTGTAACTTGCGATGGTCGTTTCTTAGGTTGGTATTCTAACGTAACTGTTAGACCGTTCTATCAGATTGCAGAAACTGATGAAGATGATGCTTATTGGACTATTGAATTTAGATATAATGAACAACTTGGTTCGTTTACTCAAATGTCTTTAGATTTCTTACTAACTCAGTCTTATAACGTTTGTTGGATTAGTTCAATTGTTGTAACAGGTACAGGCGGCGCTACAACTGTTGCCGATGGTGCTACCTTACAAATGATTGCAACTATTCAGCCTATCAATGCTACAAATACAAATGTAGTATGGTCTGTTGTTAACGGTTCGGGTACTGCTACTATTAGCGTAGGCGGTTTGCTTACCGCTACGGGTGCGGGTACTGTTACTGTTATAGCTACGGCTGCCGATTCAGGCGCTGTAACTGGTCAACTTGTTGTTACTGTTACTCCATAGATAGTTTTAAGGGCGGTTATTTAATGTAGCCGCCCTATTTAAAATCAAATAGAATGAACTTAGAACAGTTTTATCAGTTTTTAGATTCTGTAAATGCTACAATACTAAATCCACCCGTACACCCATTTCGTGCCGATTGGAAACGTATCTATGAAAGCATTAAACCTCACTTCTATGGCGAAGTGCCGCCCGCGTTGGATAAGGCTTTTCCAAATGAAGATGAACAAATTTTAGCTTATAGAAAAAATACCTATCAGCCTAAAACAGAATCGCCATTGGTTAAGGCAATAACTGAATTGCATAGACTGCTAAGTTCTGCTAAACATTCGGTACGTTTTGAAAATACAGATATGAAAGAATTTGCCGAAAATGAAAAGTTTGGCGATTCTAATTTACAAAACTATATATTTTCTGTATTTATTCCGAACCGCGTACTTGACCCTAACGCCGTTCTTTTAATTGAACCTAAAGGCGAAGGTATTGAAACCGATAACGTGCGCGTTAACATTGACATGAAAGTAATTCAGTCTGATAGGATTGTTTTTAACGACCCTGAATACAGACTACTAATATATAAAGGCATATCAAAAAACAAATATGCTACATTAGGCATCGAAAATCCGCTATACTATCACATTGTAACTGATATGTTTTACGCACAGGCGCGGGCGTATGGTGATAAAACAATGTTTGAAGTTATCTATGAACATAACAGCGGCATCATGCCTTGGGTAACCTTAGGTGGTCGCGTTGTTCCTAAATATGATTCTTATGGCAATACGTTTAAAATTTATAAGTCTGATTTTAGCCCTGCAATACCTTATCTTAATGATGCTGCTATCTTTGATAATCAGCATAAATCGGTTATGCTTGCGACATGCTTCCCTATTAAATTTGTTGAAGGGGTTGATTGTAACAGTTGTAATGGTGTGGGCCGCGTACCTGACCCTAATGATTACGACACTTCTATAACTTGTAAAACTTGTTTAGGCCATGGCAAAACATTAAGCATAACACCGCTTGCAGCGTATAACCTAAATCCAACTACTTCGAAGTTTGGCGATAATGATAAACAACAAGTTGAACCGATTAGATATTATAGCCCCGATGTTAGCACGATTCAAGAAACTAATAAGGTAGCAACGGAATCATTAGGCAAAGCGGAACAAGTATTAAATATAAACCGTTCTTTAAAATCTGCACAATCGGGCGTGGCTAAAGAAATGGACCGCGAACCCGAATATATTGAAGTTGGTAAAATTTCAGATGATGTTTACGCGCGTTATAAAGATGTTTTAAAAATTATTCAGGCTATTGTGTTTATGGATACTGAAAGTCCGATAATGGTTAACGCTCCTATTTCGTTTGACTTGAAAACAGAAACGGAACTAATGGCAGAATTTGCATTATCACAAAAAGGATTACCAACTGCTATACGTTACGAATCTTATATAAGCTATGTTGACCGCCGTTATAATGCTGATGCTGTTGCGCGCCAAATAGCGACCATTTGCGCCATGTATAATAGTGCTTATCTTTACACCGTTGAAGAACGTGTACAGTTACTTGCAAGTGGTCAAATAACTGAAAAGGATGCAATAAGCGCTCAGTTCGTTTTTGATGCTGTTACTGAATTGTATTACGATGATGGTTTTGATATTATGAACAGCGATTACACGGCAATTAAGAACGCTATTGATGCAAAGTTAGCGCCAAGGTTTGATGCGGTTGCAAGTGTTGAAGTGCCGCAAATAGATATGAATCAGTTTGCCGCCGCTTATGAACAAATGGAACTAAGCGAAGAAAACGATAATAACGAAGATAGCGATAACGATAATATGTAATGGACCTCAACGCACCTGAAAGAATTAACGACAAAGCAATAGAAATTTTACAAAAACGGTACGACAAAGTTGAGCCTAAATTTGTAAAGGCTGTAGTGGCGTGGATTGAAAAGTTTAGAACAAGTTCAGGTAATTTAGTTCGTTCAAAGGAAAATATTAGCCGCCTTAGTACATTTAAACGTGCAATAGAACGCTATCTAATACAGTCGGGATATAATGACATGGTAAGCGGTTTTTTGTCTAATTTTGATACTTTAGCCGCTGAACAACAAACAATACAAAGCGAACTAAACGGTTTAGATATTACAAAAAGTTTTTTGAATCCTTTTAAAAGTTGGGCGGTAAATAATGTAGTTGCAGCTATGCAAGGACAAGGCTTAACAACAACGCTAATAAACCCGCTTAAGCAAGAATTATTGGTAGCCGTTAACCAAGGTAGCAGCCTTACCGATGTGGTCACTTCTATAGCTGGTCAATTAACAACTACTGAGGCGCGACAAGGCGTTTTAAAACGTATTAGCTTGCAGGCTTCGCGCGATGCTTTATTACAATACGATGGCGTGGTAAATGAAGCGGTGCGCAAAGTTTATAAAATGGATGCGCTGTTATACGTTGGCAGTATTGTTAAAGATAGCCGTGCCCAGTGTGAAAGATGGGTAAATGAAACAAAAAACGGAAAATTAGGATTACTTTTGTTTGAAGATTTAGAAGATGAAATAAGTTGGGCTGAAGATAACGGTACGGGCATGATACCAAACACAACGCCCGAAAACTTTTGCCAAAATCGCGGCGGTTTTAATTGTAGGCATATTGCTTATCCTGTTAGGTCCGCTAATTATAAAAAAGATTAACACATGAAAAACTTTCAAAAACTACTTAAAGACCGCGGCTATTATTCGGGCGCTATTGATGGTATAGTTGGCCCGCTTACACTTACAGGTGCTAAACAATGGATTGATGCCGAAATGAACATCAGAGGATGGGTTAAACCTGTTAACGACTTTGTTTGGATTCGTACCGACCAAAGCTATGATAATAAGTTTGCCGATTACGTTGTGAGGTTTAATAACCGCGTGGGCGATATGATTTTACCTTGCAGTACAACGCCCGGCGATTTTTATATTTTCAATCCGTTAACCGTTGGCGGCATAACGGGTGCAGCGGTTGCAGCTGAACAGCAAGTAATCGGAAGTCATAAATTTGTAACTTCGGGCACGTGGTCTTCTTTATGGTTAGGTGCGCCTTACTTTTACCAAAACGGCGCTATTGAAATTTATCGCGATGGCAACAAAGACCGCAACTTAGATAAAAAGATTAAAACTAAAGGTTGGTATGGTATCAACTTTCACCGTGGTGGCATTGGTAGCTTTGTAGATAACTGGTCGGCTGGCTGTATGGTAGTGCCCGATGCGCGTTGGTTTGAAGCCATTAAAATATTTCAACCTAATCAGTTAATAAATTTTACTCTAATAGAATGTTAGTAATAAAAGCAAAGCATAAAACAAACGGTACTGAATATCAGTTTACCCCCGCGCAATGGTACACAGAACAACAAACAGGTAATTATAATTACTTAGGTACTATTCACGTAGCAGAACCAGCGCAACCGATACAACGAACTGTAACCCCTAAACGCGGCTGCGGCTGTGCAAATAAACGTAAATAATATGTCACGATTTCATAAATTCGTTATTCATCTTGAATATAATGATGAACCCCAAACATTAGAGGAACTGCAAAATGATTTTGATGAAGCGGTTAAAATAGAAGACTATAAAACAGCGGCTAAAATCAGAAAAGAAATTGATGAACATTTAAAATCAGATAGTGAAACTGAATTTATAGTTGAACTTGAAGATTATTGTTATATTGACTTAGATGAAATAGCCACTTTTTATAAATCTGAATTTGACGATGGCGAAAAGTTTACAAAGGTTATTTTAAAAAGCGGTTTTGAATTGCCGTTAGCTATATCATTTGACGATTTTACCAAATTATTTTTTAAAGTTTAAACACACATGGAAATGTTAGACAAATTTGTTGAAAAATTGGGTATTGAACCCGAACTAATTTTAAAATTAGAAGCAAACGAAATTACATTAGATGAAGCCGTAACGGGTTATGTATCTAAACTTGAACGTACTGTACAGGAACGATTAGGTAAACAGATTGAAGAAGCTAAAAGCGCTGAGTTATTCGGAGCCGCTTACGCGAAAACAGAAAAACAGATAGCCGATGCTTTTGCCATTGACCTAAAAAAGTATGAAGCTATTGATAAAAAAGATAGGTTTAAAACTATTGTTTCTGATTTAAAGAATAGCCAATTAGAAACATTGGAAAAACTTAA